CGCGATGTCAATTCGAACCAGGACGGTTCGATCTACGTCACGACCAAGCCGGTTCCCGCGACCGCGAAGATCGTTCTGTCCGATAGCTGCGGCCTCGACATCAACGAGATCATGGCGTGCCCGCTCGACGTGACCATCGAGCTGATCGACGTTCGGCGTCGGTATCTCTTCACGAAGGCCGTCGTCGTCGGCCGCCCCGAGATCAACACCGAAACGGGTGAGATCAGCGGGTTGACCATCACCGCGAACGTGGTGACGCAGGAGACCTTCTAACATGCCCATTACTGTCCCGCTCAGTAAGGCCCTGACCACGCACTCAGGCGATGTCAACGAACTCGTTCTTCGCGAACTCAACGCGCGCGACATGGTGGAGGTTCGGCAGCCGCCGATCAAGCTCGCCCGCGTCGGCGACGAAGTCACGCAAGAGTATCGGTACGACACGATCATGAAGCTCGCTTCGCTGCTCACCGGCATCGACGATCTCGTGCTCGGCAAGCTGTCAGCCAAGGACTTCCACAACGTCGTCGCCGCTGTCGTCGATGCTTGGAATGCCTCGGGGGAATAGCCGGTCGCATCGAATTTCTGTTCCTCGTCGCCCGGATGTCTCCCTCGGAGATTCGGGCGATGTCGAACGAAGAACTGCGCTTTTGGTGCGACCTAGTCGTGCGCAACAAAGACCACTTCGCGAAGTAGAGGCTTGAGATGCAGACTTTTCAGACGGCAGCAGTCGTCGGCCTGATCGACAATATGTCTGGTCCGCTGAAGACCTTGGCAAATCAGGCCAAGCAACTCGCGAAGCAGATCGACGCAGGTAAGCTGGACACGAAGGGCGCGGAGAATTACGCCGCCCAAATGAGCCGGGCGAACGCGCAAGCGCGCGAACACCTTGGCGTCGTGCGAAGCATCCATGCGGCGTGGAAGGGCGTCGGCGGCATCATGGCTGGTGTCGCCGCGTCCAAAGCGTTCTCCATGACCGGAGAGGCTCTGAAGAAGTACGCTCCGCTCGAAAGCGAGACGCGTTACCAGAAGGCGGTCGGTAACTACTCCGACGCCGACATGCGACTACTCGATAAACAGCGGAACGAAGCTGTTGATAAGTGGGGCATGAAGCTGCTCGACACGACGCACGCGCAGCAAGTGTTCACCACTCGAAATTTCAGCGCGCCGATCACTGAGGCCGCTACGAACGCCTCGATCATCCTCGGCCGCGCGATGAACACAAGCGCTGAAGACGCCGGTAAGATGATTGAAGGCGCGGTGTTCGGCCAGGGCATCCACCTGAAGGACCCGCAGACTGCTCGTATGGAGACCGTGCGCGCGGCTGACATGGCGGCCATCGCCGCCAAGAAGGGCGCGATGACGCCCGAAGATATCAAGCAGCTCAACATCTACGGCATGGCCCCGGCACACGCTGCGGGCCTGACGCCCGAACAGGTCTACGCGACCGGCATGACCTTCAAGCGCGCCAACATCGACGGCACCCAGGCGGGTACGTTCATGCGCGCCGCGTCTTCTCGCTTGCTCGCTCCAACGAGCATGGGCCGAGACGCACTGACGCTGATGCTAGATCGCATCGGCATGAAGTACGACGACTTCATGAAGGGCGGCGAGCTGTCGCCTGAAGCCATCGACAAAGCGATGCGTGAGAACGGTCGCGGTTTGGGCCTCGGCGCTAAGGGCATCAAGTCTTTGCGCGGGTCCATCGACAAGGCGGATGACGACGACAAGGATCTGTTTGGCGACCGCGCGTCGTATGCTGCCGCAGTCCGTAAGGCGCTCGAAGACAGCGGTCAGAAGTTCGACAAGGGTGAAATCCCGAAGATGGTCGGACACGCTCTGCGGCTTCGCGATATCGCCCGTGAGAAGGCAAACCTCGGCGGTCTGTACGACAAGATCATCGAGAACATGACGCCCCAGGAGAAGATCAAATTCTTCGGCGACAAGCAGGGCGGTCGAGCTGGATCGCTCGATGGTGCGCAGTACCAAGAATACCTGAAGGCGCAAGGCGACTCGAAGGGCTACGCGCTGAAGATCGCCGAAGAGCGGATGGAGGGCTTCGCAGCCTCCGTGGGCCGCATCACGTCGGCACTCGACAGTGCCTCTAATCGCTTGGTGCAGGCCAATGAAGGCTGGCTCACGAAGCTGACCAATACGGGCGCAGATACCCTCAATTGGGTTTCGAACCTGAGCGAGTTCAACAAGCAGCTACTGACCGGCGCGGGTGCCATCGTCACGCTTACGGGCGCGGTGGCCGGTGCCAAGGCCGCATTCGGAATCGTATCGGGTCTAGCAGGCGGGGCAGACGTCGCCGGAGCGGCGGCCGGAGCGGCAGGCGTCGAAGGCGCAGCCGCTGGCGCAGCAGGCGCAAGCGTGTTCGCTGGTGGCGCAGCTCCCATCATCGGTACGGCCATCGGCGGAGCGGCAGCAACCGCATTCACCGACCGAATGGTTCACCTGATGAGCCCGGAGCAACAGAAGGCCGTAGCGGGCAATATGTTCGACCCGGACCTCGCGCTCGGCGCTTCAATCATCAACCCGGACGCGCCCGCCAACGGACGCGACCCCATCGGTGAAGCGGTAGCGAGCGGCTTCGTCATGGTCGCAGAGCACCTGCGCAACCGCTTCAAAGACGCCGTCAACTTGGTCGGCGGCACAGTGAAGGGCGATTACCTGTCTGTGTGGGGCATGCAGCCGATGAGCGGCGACAGCCGCGCATTCCTCTCGGGTTACGACCCCGGCACCAAATCCAACGGGTGGCAAGACTCCGCGCGCACGACCTGGACGCCGCCGAAGGATAACGACGACAAGAAGTGGGGCGATGGCACCACGTCCAAGCTCGTTGAAGTCCAAGGCACTGTTCAGGGCTCGGCTGAAGTTCACCAGAATCTCGTCATCGAACTGCGCCCCTCGCAGTATTTGGAAAACATCGTGAAGCGCGCCGAGAGCGTTGCGAACATGAGCCTGAGTGGCCGCCTCGGCACGAGTATGCAGGGGCCAGGCGACAACGGCACCAAGTCAAGTCAAGGGGCGCTCACAGGAACGCAGTGACATGACTTGCATGTGTATCGACGACCTACGCCCCGCATCATTTCGGGGCGTAGGCTTTCATGTGGCGTCCGAGAAGAGTGACTACGGGCGTCGCATCATCACCCACGAATACCCGATGCGCGACAATCCCTACAACGAAGACATGGGGGAGAAGGCGCAGAAGTTTCATGTCAGCGCCTACTTGTTCGGCGATGATTGGAAGGCGAAGAAAGACGCCATCGTCGCGGCGTGCCGGGCGCGCGGTCCGGCGCTCCTTCAGCTCCCAACTGACGCACCGAAGCTGGTTGTCTGCAACAGTATCAGCGTTTCGCGCACCAAAGACGAGTGCGGCTTCTACCAGGTCACTTTGGAGTTCACGGGCGCAGACAACGCGTCGATGCCTCTTGGCGTCGGCATGTTCGAGGGCCTCATCGGTGCGCTCCTGGGTCCGGCTACTTCTCTGTTCACGGCAGCATACGACCGCAGCGTCATCATTCGTGACGTGCTGGACTTCGTACCGGCGTTGCAGACAAGCCGCATCACGCAGTTCAGTTCTGACGCCATCGCCGCCGTCGAAGGCGGATCGAGCAACAGCCCTGACCTGTCGACGGACATAGTGCAGGCGTCGATCAGTGTGTTTCAGAATGCCTCGATGTACGCCCAGCCCGACGCGGTCGGATCGCTCATCCTGGCTGCACAGCCTATCGCGGCCAAAGCCATCGGCCAGGTCGAGACGCTCACAGGGTACGTTGCGACCGGGTCGGGCACAGTAACCGTGCGCTCCGGCGCAGCGGCTATTGTCCCGATGGTCGCCTACGTCATGAATGGCATCGGCAATTCTATGCCGGTCGACGACGCAATCCGCACACTCACCGAGTTCGCAACGTGGAGCGTGAACGAAACGTCTCTGAGCGAGCTAGAACGACGCGGCGCTTCGAGCTTCGTGACGTTGCCGTCCCGGCCGATCAGCCCGTCAGAGATTGCGGACGCGAAGAACGGCACGCTGTTCTGCGGCGTGGTTCGATCCTTCGCGCTCATGAAGCTCGCACAGGCGATCAGCGT